ACAGATGACGAAACAGAGTTAGATAAGGTATTATATCAAGTTGAAGCAGAAATGCAGCCAGAAACGATTTTAGGACGTTTATACAAGTTTGTTTCTGCAGGATCAGCTAACGCATCTGCAAGATCAGAGCAAGATAAAGAAGTTCAGCGCGTGGATTCTTTAAAGTTTTTTAAAGTTCGCTACAGATATACAGGTAATTCTGCTCCGGATAGAGCATTTTGTAAAGCAATGATGGCCAAGCAGGATCGCTTATTCAGAAAAGAGGATATTGAAGCGATGAGCCAGCGACCTGTTAATGCAGGATTTGGAGAAAACGGAGCTGCAACTTACGATATTTTCAAATACAAAGGCGGTCCACGATGCCACCATAAATGGGAGCGCGTTACTTTCATGAGAAACGTAAAAGGAGCAAACAGAAAGTTTGAAAAAGTAGGCACCCGAGCTGCAGAGATTAAAGGATATAAGGTAACTAATCCTTATGAAGTTTCAATTTACCCTAACAACTTACCTTTAAAGGGCTTTTCTCCAAACAATCCTAACTTACCAAAAGACGCAAAATAATGGCACAGGCACTATTAATTACAGATGCTGATCTGGTAAAGTTCACCGCTACAAATGGGAACGTAGATACGGACAAATTCGTTCAATTTATCAAGATTGCGCAAGACATACATATACAAAACTATTTAGGAACTAAACTTCTGGAGAAGATCGAAGCTGATATAATAGCCGGAACGTTAGCAGGTAACTATTTGAGTTTAGTTACGACATACGTGAAGCCAATGTTGATCCATTGGGCAATGGTCGAATACTTGCCTTTTGCGGCCTATACAATCGCTAATAAAGGCGTTTATAAACATTCGTCTGAGAATAGCGAAAACGTAGATAAAAACGAGATTGATTTCTTGATTCAAAAGGAAAAATCAATTGCCCAGCATTACACGGAGCGTTTTATCAATTATATGTGCTTCAACAATAACTTGTTTCCGGAGTATAATACGAACTCAAATGACGATATGTATCCTGATCGCATGAACAACTATACAAGCTGGTACATATGAAAACACGAACTAAGGTAGGAAATTACAAACCAAAGCAGGAGAACATTGAGAAACTCAGAGTTTTTCTAACTAAACTTAACAAAGATGGCAAATAGCAACGGATGGGGAGACGGAGCATCTAACAACTCAATAGGTTGGGGTCAAGGAGCAGTCAACAATTCTATTTCGTGGGGTGAATCTCACGAGGTATCTTGGGCGGGTCTTACTGACATTGTAGGCTTTGCATACGAAGACGAATACCAAGCAATTTTAGATAGGGCAACTACTTTAGGTTATTCATTGCCATCTGATGCCGTTAAACTCAAGCAAAACACCTTACTTGCTTCTATGAAAGCGGACGGAGTTTGGGCAAAATTAGATGTGTTTTATGTGTTTGCGCAAGATGGCGGTTCTGCCTTTGCTACTATAAATTGGAAAAACCCTAACGCAAATCAAAGCACTCTTGTTAACTCTCCGACATTTGTAAGCAATGGTGGATTTACAGGAAACGGAACAAGCAGCTACATTGACACTAACTTCAATCAATCTACACAAGGTGTGAACTACACTTTAAATAACGCTTCACGCTACTTCTTTACGCACGCAATTAGCGGAGTAAGTGCTTTGGATGGTATTATGTCAAGCAACAATAACCGAATGATTAGAACATCGGTCACAAGTCAAAGGATAAATTCGGGCGCAACGAGCTTACTAACACCATTTGATTTTAACGCAACCGTTAACACGAAATCAATACACCGCACAAGCTCAACAAGTGTGACTCTTTACAATAGCACTACGGGAACAACATTAACGCAAGCATCTGCTGCTTTGGATAACGCAAATCAATTAGTTTTACGAGCATCAACAAACTACGGAGCGCACACTTGCGCAGCGTATGCAATGGGTGCTTCAATGATTTCTGAACACTCGGCATTTATCGCAGATTGGAATACTTATAAAAATAGTTTATGATAGTTCTACACGCAAACAATGAGCAGCACGCTCAACTAAACGGCTACCAAAAAAACGAAAGCATTTTGATTTTTGCTATTGATGGCAGCGGAAAATTTATCGTAGGTCTTGAGGTCTTGAATGACCCTAACTTTGCAGATATTCACGAACAACTTGATGCACTTGAGCGCATTGAATACACGCCTGTAGATGAAGCATAAGGACGCAATAGGAGCAATGTATTATTTGTGTGGTTACGCAACTTGCATTGCGCTAATCTTCGAAGGCGAGCACCTGTACCAAAAACTGCTTGCTGCGACTTACGGATTCTTTCTCTCTTATCATATCTTAAATCAATACAATGACTGAGTTCGTTACGCTGATAAAAAAATACGGAGTTACCGGAGTTCTGGCTTTATGGCTTTGGCATACTGATAACAGATTAAACAAAGTAGAGACGGCGCTTTATGATTGCTATAAGGAGCAGAGCTTTAGGCAAGCCAGCAAAACACGAATTGATCTTCCGGAAAGATTAATTGCAATACTACCAAATGAAAGAGCTAATAAACGAAACCTTAAGGCCTAACGGCAAATGGTCTATAAAAAGGATCGGAGCGTTTACTGCGTTCTGGGCTGCGATCATATACGCCATACTGCCGTTGTTTAAGCCGTTTAAGGTTCATGAGTTCGTCTTTGTCGGCCTGTTGACTTATTCAGCTACTGCAATCGGCCTTACGGTCTGGAGCAAATCAATTAAAGATCCGAAAATTTAAGCCTATAACCTGATAAAATGAAAAAAATTTCAACCTATAGCCTGATTCTTGCAATAATTGTAACAAGTTGCGGCGTTAATTACCATATAAATAAGGCGATTAAGAAAGGCTATCGCGTGGAGACATTAACGGATACTATCCGGATTCAAACTATAGATTCATTCCCAAAACTTATTAGAGATTCCATCTTTTGGGAAAAGTTCATAACGACTAAAGATACAGTGATCCAGATCCAGAAGGAATACATACCAAAAACACGATTTATCCAGCGATTCGATTTAAAGCGTTTTAACGATAGTTTGCAGCACATCCGAACTATCTATGCGGATTCGCTAAGATACGCGCTTAAAACAAACAAAAAGCAGCTTAAAACTGATCTGAAGCATCAAAAGGTAAAGCAGGATAAAACTTTCACAGATACAATGAAGTTTGTGGCCGTTAGTTTGTTCTTTTTATTCCTGATCATCTTAATGTTTAAGATCAGCAAATACTTTAAATTAGACGAATTAAAATAAATGTACCTCCAAGCCTCTAAACTATGCGCACTTGGGAGAGTTCGGCGGACAAGATAGCTAATTGATTCCGCATGCCCCACTCAGTTTTGACTGAGAACCCCCCGTCGACACGTTGGCGGGGTTATTTACTTAAAGTGCGCCAAAAGTACTTAATATCAGGAGCATTTGGCGAAATATAGATAATGAAATGTCCAGTAAAACGGACAAAAAACTGGACTTTTATCCCTTTAATAACAAGTTATGGTAAGACCTTACACAGATAAACAACTACTTGAAAAGGCGCGGAGCCTTTCGTCTTTCAGTAAAGTACCGGCAGGATATTGGCTTCTAGGGGTTAGATCCTTAGATGATATTCCAAATACGTTTGATGATAAAATATATTTATTCAAAGGCGAGGATTTTGTATTGGTAACTTCTGCAACGACTAATACGGGAACGCCAACGCTGCGCCAGTTTGAAAAGGTAAATAAAGACGGAGCTGCCGTATTAAAAGCGGATGAGTGGTATTATAACGTATGGAAATACGGAAAGCATCAGGGAAAAGTTGAAGCCCTTTTACAGTTAGGCAATAAAGTAAAGGTTTGGAGGGATGCGGACAAAGATGATAAATCAGAGGAGCAGGGAAAACTGCAAGAAGGTTACTTTGGAATAAACTTTCACCCGAATACTTACGACTTAACTAAAGGATCAGGTACCAGTATTGGATGGTGGTCGGCCGGTTGCCAAGTTGTAAACAACATTTCTAACTACAAAATCATGATCAATTTGCTTAAAAAAGAAAAATTTGTTTCCTATTGTTTGGTTAATGAGTTTTAAAACATATCTTTGTAGCGCATAATTGTTTTAGTGTTATTAAAGAAGGGTTGCCAGTTGAAAGCGGTAGCCCTTTTTTGTTTAATATAACTTACATAATCGGCAAAATTCCGACTTTCCGCATAATATACGTCACAAAATAAGGGTAAAACCTTACGAAATTTGTAATAAAATCAGGGTAAAACCTTAGTGATCAGAAAAAAAAGTTAAAAAAATTAAAATATTTTGTTGAGAAGTATTGTTTATTAAAAAAGTTATATTATATTTGTCCTATAATTAACAATGCAAAACACAAAACAATGAAAGCACAAGATTTAAAAATCGGAGATCAGTTTAAAAAACAAGGATTTAAGTTTACTGTTAAAAATATTGAGCAGGACACATTTAAAAACGGAATTGCTTGTTTACTAGTTTCTTGCACTATGAACGACAGTCAAATAGTAGATAGTTTTTTTCATTTCAAATTAGATACTAAACTAAAATAATTAAAAATAAAAATCCCACAGTATTCGTACAGGGTTGACGGCCGGGAAAGACCGGCATTTTTTACCAAACATTA